CACCATCTTCCACTCTTAACGCTACTGCAAAACCTGAACCCTCGACAGATTTTCTTACAATAGGTTGTGTAGGTCCTCCGTATGAAGTCGTGCCGTATATAGCTGATCCGTAAATACCTGCCACGTTTAAACTATCTAAAGGATAGGCTGCAGGTCGTGTTGAATCTTGTGATTCATAATCGTATCTTACAAATAAATCTGCATCAATTGTAGATTCAGGTGCGTAGTTAATGTTAACTCTTTGCATATGCTTACGTATACCGGGGTCATTAAATGTAAGATCAGGACTCCTGTATTTTGCTCTTATAAGTTCTCCATCAAATGTATCACCCTGATCTTGCCTGTAAATCACACCATCAAATCCACCGTGTATGGCTATGACGTTACCCTCGTCAACTGTGGTATCTGTACACGCAGGTCGTATACCTCTAATTTTAGAAAACTCAAACGCTTGACCCTTCATAACACATATCACACCCTCTGTACTTTTTTCACCACCACCAGACTTTGAAAAAAAGATACGATATTGTGTTTTGTCTGGTATAACAAGAGATGTAAAAGCTCCAGAATCTGATATATTTTCTCTAAATAAACTTTGCACGTTAGAGCTTATGCTGCCCAATTCAACGTCACCAATTCTTGCAGTACCTGCAACGGTACGTAATCCATCAGGACCTAAGAATATTAAGTCTCCTGCAAATTCTTGTATGGTGTCTCCGTTTGTACAACCTATGTTTCTTGTAACTGGCTTCATTGCAAAATTAGCTTGAGAAGAGCCTGTCAATTGAAATATTCTATTTTCACAAAATATAAATAAATTATCACGGAATACTTTGAGTCCTGTTATGGTATCGTCAACCTTTATACTACCTGCACCTACTGCTGCAGAAAAGTTATCTTCATCAAAAGGTATACTAAATACTATTTCTTGTTTGTTTGCAGACATGCCTGCATAAAACATGTGATCTTTAAATGCTGTAACAAATTTAGCACCTGCTACTGGTGGTGGAAACAAGTCTTGCACGAAAGCACCTACTGCGTGGTCTGCGGCAACACTACTTGATGTTGCTCTTGTTACTCCTCCAAACACTGTAGCACTATCTTTACTTCCGTAAGTAAAAGTTTCACCTCCTATTAATAGAGATCCTGAACTAGCAAATTGAGATGTATCATTAACTGTAATAGTTCCTGATCCTGTCATACCTGTGCCTGATGCTATTGCCACAAGCAAAGCTGTAGCTTCTCCAGTTCCTGTACTAGCAGGGGATACATCTGTGGCTGTAAGGGATGTGTTAAAAACGGTGGGTGCGTTTGTACCATCTACAACAATTAACTTATCATTACCATCAAAGTTAAATTTTTCAAAAAAATACTTTGTTGCATTTGTTCGGTCTGTGTCTCGCTGAGTCCATGTTTCAGACACCACTGCGTTTGCAGAATGTGTTGCAGCACTTGTACTGTTTGCTGATCGTGTAACACCAGTAAAAGATGTTGACGATTTACCTGTGTATGTGAACTGTTCTGAATTTATAAATAATGTACCACTTGATGAAAATCCATCAGTTGATTTAACAATTATAGTACCAGAGCCTGTCATACTTGTTGAAGAAATAATTTTGGTTGTCAACAAGTTTGACGCTGAACTAAATATTTTGTTACCTCGTGCCGCAAGAACAAAGTCATTAAACACAGTGGTCATGAGTATAGCTTCTGTACTGCTTGATGTTTCAGGAACTGTTTGTCCAACAAACTTTTGAAATCCATTTATTCTTCGATATCCACCCTCAATGTCTGGTTCAAAGTTTTCTAACTCAAGAGCTTGACCGGGTTTCATTATGAATGTAGATTGGTCAAGAACTAAACCACCTTCACATACAAAAGGAAATGCCGCAGTGTTACTCAAATCAGCCATACTACACGGCTCTCATATATAGTTGTTTGTTAATTAATTCGACACGCATACGCTTAATTGATTTTTCAAATTGCATTTGTGCAAGCTGTGCGTTTTGTAAATCACCACGCAAACTAAACGCATAATACTTTGCTCTTTCTATTATTACGTTTTCAAATCGAGTTGGAATAGTTGATGTATCTGTAGCTGAACTTAATGCTGTATGTGTGGCATAATAGTAATATTTTACAGTGTACGTTGCCTTATCAGGTACAGGAGACAGACCAATATTGTTTTGTGGATCTTCGTAAACATACACTGGTATGGCTCGTGAGTTACCTGTTGGATCTGTATCTCTTTCGTGATAGTTGTCAAGGTACTCACTATAAGTTATGTACTCAAGTGTAATCTCTTTTTTGTCTGCAGCTTCAAGAAATGTAAAACTGTCAAAATCGACTGTTTTGGTATTTGTTGCACCTATTGCTGCTCTAGTATATAACCTTGTTCCTGCAGCGGTTGTAAAACTTTTGTTAACAACTGT